TATTGCGCATTCTTTGAAACTGTTATTTTGACATGTATATCCTTTGATGCAGGTCTCGAAAAGCCTATCGTGTGTTTATAGCCCTTACTATCTTCTACCTCTGCTTGAACGGTGCCAAAGCTTTGTATGCCTCCCGCTTTCTTTTGTAGTATAGTTTTTGCTATATCTGTATCGTCTCCACCAAATACATATGGTGCAATGCACTTGGGCGGTATCCCGTTCTTTTCTTCCATTGTGTCATTTTCCTCTACTACTGCATCCTTCACCGTAGGCATGTCTAGGAGTGCAGCTTCAACGGCTACACGAGAACTGCTCCCGCCTCTAGAAAACGATCTGTAGTATCTATCCCGTAGTTCCATGTCATCTTCTGTTTCTTGCCCACCCCTTGCAGGTTCGGGGTTGTTTACGCTATCAATGTTTATCCCATCTCCCTGCATTACTATTTCTGTGATTGAGTTTGCCGGGACATTGCCAATTTCGCCGGGTATCATGCACTCGACCTCAACTTCTGTCGATCCTGCTCCTAGTATCGTAGGTTCGATAGGTTTAAAATTGATTTCTAACTTTGTGCCTATAATTAAATTATTAGGCGTTATCTCCGTTCCTTCTTCGCCTTCGATAACTACTACAGCCAGCGAAGGTTGCGGACCTTTCCTGTTTATTGCTGCATACTTTACGCTACCGTCCAATTGTTTTCCTTCCGCATCATCGATGTAAGCGGAATAATATACATCCTCAGCGACTTCCCATAATCGGCTTTCCTCCCATGCTATAGTTTGTATGAATAGCCCAAGAGGGCTTCGATCTGACAAATCTATATCTTCGCCAAAGAACGACCTCGCTCGGGCCTGTTTGTCCTCCAATATCGCTGTATAAGGTTTTCTTGTAAAACCGTATTTTGTTACACCATAATCAGCCAATATCTCTCACCGCCTCCACTACATCGCCAGATTTCATCCTGCATTTGACCCTAATACTCCCTGCTCGCTCTCGATTACTCCTTTTTATATCTATATCTTCAATTTCCTCAACACTTGGCTCTTGTGCAACTGCTTTCATAAAAGCAAGTCTAATCTGTTCGTCTGTTACACCCTTGCCTTGAATTTCGCTGTATTCTAACCCATGTTTGGCATTTAGAAACCATTCACCTGCATTAGTGGTAAAAAGTCGCTCTATGGCCTGTTTTTCAGCTTCTTCCCCTTCGACCATTTCTATATTGCCTGTTTTGTCAAAGGATATGTCGCCGTTTACGATTTTAAACGTTCTTCTCATATCATCACTCCCAGCTACTCGTTTGAGTTGGCCCGGATATAGTTATGTTTTCATCACTTTTTATGCCGATTGATTTCTTGCTTTTGAGTTCGATTGCTCCGTCTTTTTGAATTATGATTGAAAAAGATGTATCCTTGTTGGAAATTACCATATCATCAACGTTACTATCACTTATAGGCAATTCCTCTGTAAACTTTTGCCATCCACCGACTACAATGGCATCTGTCAAGGCATGTCGTCTTTCAGAGTTGGGGCTTTCTTTTCCCCCACTCATGAGGATTTTGTCTATCTCAGAATCGGCAAATACAACAACGACTAGATCGCCTTTCTGATATGGGGGGCGAATAAAAAAACCGTTGGCATAGAAAAAAGCCACCGGCACCTCTAGTAAAAGCGGATATTCGATTGCTTGGCCGTTTGCGAGTCGCCTTTTGTGAAGGGGTATTACCTCAGCCTTCATCTTCTTATGATCGAACTTATTTACTTTCCCTAGCATGCAGGTATGAATCCCTTGGGCCACTTCTCCAAGAATCCCATCGAAGAATTTTATCGCTTCACTCACGGGTTCAACACCTCCACATCCGTTATAAAATCACCATAGTGAGTGCCTTTTTGCACCCTAAAATTACCTGTTACTGTTTTTGATTCGATTCTTATAATGCTGTCTACATTTATGCGGTGATTGAGAAGCATTTTAACCTTGTAACCATGCTTTGTATCTCCGTCTGTGCTCTGCTCTTCAAAAGGCTGTGGACTTTCTATAAGCCCGGTATCGGAATTTAAAAGGAATCCGGTTTCATTTCCTTTGCTCCATGGTCGGATATATATTTTGCCATTGCTAATATAGAATTTACTTCCCGTTTCTTGAACGATCTGCCTTATTACACTTTGAAGCATACCCGATACGCTTCTACCCCTTGGATATGTTTTGTCGTTTTCTAACTTGAAATCCCCAAGCTCCATCCCAAATTGTCCGGCAAGATCCTTCAATATGGCCGTTGATGTTATTCCTGGCTTAAACGTTTTACCCACATGCGCTGTTAGCCACTGTGATGACCCTTCCCCTACTGTCAACTTAGTTATCTTATCAACACTTTCCCATCTAGTTTCACACTTCTCGATAGTGCCTTGCAATATTGTTCCAACATCACCCTCATAACCTGCATTGAGTATGATGTTTTGGCCTTTTCCTATGGCGTTGATACTATCTTTAGATAGGTTATATATTTCGATTTCTGATATATTCGGCTCATCGTCATCATCAAAAGGCACTCGAAAATCTATCTCGAATTTGTCATTGGTAAAAGATTTTCCTCCGCCGATTAACTCGATTTTTCTTTTCCAAAACCTAGCCATCTTCGCTCACCAGCCATAAAAATACGGTTTCATTTAGGTTTTCCCACGTGACCCGATTTTCTTTTTCCGATGGATCATACGGAAGTATCGGGACATCGGGTATGTCTGCATATTGTTGTGAGGTAAATAATTGCCTCCCATAGACGATCTTTTCACCTAACACAATAGGTTGTTCATTTCTGTATAGATCAACGGTGAAAGAGTCCTTTTCGGCGTTGTAATTGACTACAAATGTAAATGTTTTTCCTGCTATTGTTATGTCGAATTCATACGGTATTAAGTCTTTTTCAATCTCGATATACTCCATACGTATCACCCTCTTGCATCAATTTCTGTCCGGAGTTTAGCCAGGAGTATTCTTTTCTTGTCTGTTTTCTTCTCTTGGGGTTGCTTTCTCCCGGCCTTCTGCACTTCTTTTGTTTTTGTTTGCACCTTGGGAGGAATGTTTGTAATTACTATCTCTCTAGGCTCTGCGATCCTCACCTGCTTTAGGGTCATACTAAACTTATATCCGTTAGCGATATCCTTGCCATGAACCGGGTGAAAATCCTGTATGGCCATATTCCCGTAAATTACACGGTTGATATAGGTTAAAAGTTCACCGGTCCTGTTGTATTGCTTCAGTGTTTCCCACTTCTTAGAAGCGTCAGGACCTACAATGATACCCTTGATTGAAAGAATATCAGGCTTGGGCTTCACATGATCCGATACGTCCTGACCGCTCTCCACGGATTTATCGGTTATTTCTGCGGATATAGATATATCGTCCTGTTCTACAACGGAAAACTCAACATCTCCTAATATTGCTCGTTTCATTTGATCGCCTGCCTTTTTTGTGAGTGCTAGGCCTTCGCCGTAGAAGGCCTTTTCATCCTCATTTGTGCCCAGTATTGCTCAAGTAAGGGATAAAAAACTCTTTCTACTTCTTTTTCAATATTGGGCAACTGTTCCTTGACACTTGCACTACCATCAATATTTACGATGATTTGCGGGCTAAAGGTTTCGTGCACAACATAGTTTTTATTATCGTTATTTGAGGTTTTATAGTTATTTATATTCCTTGGGTCACCCGCAGTTAGGACCTCTTCTCCCTTGTGCAGCTCTGCCAAATACCCATCAAATGGGACCCTTCCTAATCCACTTGCATGAGAACCATCTACATTGGCTTTTGCTCCCTTATCTCTTCTAAATATGTTTACTGTTCCCTTGATAGGATTTTTCATGAAGTCTTCTAGTCCTTGCCAAAATCCTTTTATTTTACCTACAGCACCCTCTACTACCTTTGTTGTTGCTCCCCAAGCCGACGCCGCCTTTTCTTTCACTGCGTCCCAATTCTTATATAATACCACCCCCGCTGCCACCAATCCTGTAATACCTAATATAGTTAATCCAATTGGACCCGTCATAAAATTAATTGCAGTGCCCAATGCAGTAGTAATTCCTGTTGCTGCTGTTGCGGTAGCATTCCAAATTGTTGTGGCGGCTGTCATACCTTTTGTTGCTACTGCATTGGCAACCTTAGCTATAGTATCTCGCATATACATCCCTTTTAATATTGCTGTTTCTGCAATGTCTTTCATTTTTGCTATGCTCAGAATGCCAAACATTTCAGATAGTTTATTGACCGTACCAGCCACTTTGCTTATACCAAATAAAACAGGGCCAGTAGCTGCAGCCAAGCCTCCCATCTTTACAATAGTTCTCTGTGTTCCCTCATCTAGTTGCCCAAATTTACCTGCTAGTCCTGTTAAAGCATCTGCCCATTGCTTAACGTCATCTTTAAACACATCTCCCACTTCTATCATTAGCCCTTCTGTGGCTGACTTAAGCCCTCTAAATGCCCCGCCAATATTATCTTCCATATCTGCTGCCATTTGTGCAGCTGCTCCATTGCTATCATAGATGGCACCTTCTAATTCCTTGTACTTTTCTGCTCCTTGGCTTAGGAAAGCATTAACACCTCTCATTGATTGACCTTGGAATACTGATTGCAATGCTGCATCCCTTTGGGCATCCGTCATCCCTTTAGTGGCTTTTTCTACATCCGTCATAACACTTCCCATATCTCTTATGTTTCCTGCTGCATCATAAACTGCTACAGATGTTTTACCTATTTGAACAGCTCCACCTTCTGCCTTTGACGTCAAATCTTTAAACATGGCACTAAAGGTTGTTCCAGCCATTGAACCTCTTAGATTGGCATTTGCAAATACTCCTAGCACAGCATTAGTTTGCTGTATATCCATACCCATATTTGCTGCTTCTCCACCTGCATATTTCATAGCTTCACCAAGTTCTGCTACGTTTGTGTTTGCACTGGATGCCGCTTTTGCAAAAACATCAGTTACCATTTGTCCATCTGTTGATTTAAGCCCAAATTGTGCCAATGTTCCTGTTAATATACTAGCTGAACTTTCTAAATCTATACTTGCAGCACTTGCTAAGCTTAATAAATGCGGTGTAGTTTCTAGTATCTCATTCGTTTTTTGCCCACTAGCTGCCAATATTGTCATCCCATCAGCTGCATCACTTGCACTATGGGCTGTTGTGGCTCCCAAATTCTTGGCCATATCTCTCATTTCTTCCAATTCATTCACTGTGGCACCTGAAATAGCTTTTACCTGGGACATACTGTCATCAAATGTTGATACCGTTTTAATAGATGCAGCCCCAAATCCTACTAACGGGGTTGTAACTTTTTTCATTAGACTTTTGCCTGCTTTGCTGAATGACTTCTCCATTTTTTCTAGATTAATGATTGCCCCTTTAGAAGTTTCTTTTAATTTACTTGTAGCACCATCCATCTGTGTTACCGCCGGAGTGCTTCCGTCGAATTTAACGTTAAATTTCAGATTTCTTAAATCCATCTATTCACCCCCTAACGGGTTAAATATATCTATTGCCTTGTTACACTCTAATAATTCTTCTTCGTGCATACCATTAGCCTCTGTATAACTTAAGACACCTAATGCAATAGGCCTCCAGAAATACCATTGTTCATTTACTTTTCTTTCTAGGTATGCACTGCTTACTCCCCCTTCTCTACATATTGATATTTGATGGCTTCCTCCACTACTCCCTCTAATGTAGGTATATCTTCAAAATCTTCTATGCTAACTTTAGGACTTACAACTATATGCTCTAATACTAGCTCGGACATAGTGATTTGGTCAGCTAACCCATTGTCCATTATCCACCTTTGCCTTAATTCTAATGCCTGTCTAATTGGCAACTTTTGTAATATATATTTTTGTTCACCTACTACTATTTCCTTTGATTTTTTTATATCTAACTTTT